CACCTAATGTAACAACTAGGATGTCAATTAGTGCATCTAGTTGCTCTACACGATCTTCTGCTTTTACTGCTTCTACTAGTTCTCCGTACTCTTCGTCAATAAGACTCAAATACATATTATAATTTGATTCACTTGGTGGCTGGTCACATGCTGTTGCAAATGTGTCTATGTCTTTAAAAACGTTTGTTGTCATCTAGCACCTTTATTACGTCTATCTAATTCGGCTTGAATAGCCGCCATTGTTGTAAGTGCATTTTGCTGCATCTTACGATCATCAATAAAGAAGAGATTCTTGTCCATACTTGCAAGTCTCTTCTCTAGTTCGTTAGTTCTAATTTCTCTTAATCGTTCAGGATCAATTGGCATGTTAACACCTCTTAGTTATTAACAAATGAAGCTGGGTCGATAGTTGCATGTTCGCCGTCGCCGTATTCTGCACCAATGCGAACACCTTCGGGCTTTATGTCTGACATTGCAAGAATACTTTCAGCTTCTACCATGCGCACTTCTTCTTCACCATTGCCTTCGTCTAGTTTAACACCACGAGTCCATCGACCGTGCTCTACTAGTACCCAATCACCTGGTTGATAGTTTTCATTATTACGAGGACCTTTTTTATGCACTTGTCCCCAACGTGGATAGATACCACGGGTTGTTCCGTCATCGGCAGATATAATTAGTCCACCGTTTGTTTTTTGTTCGCCGAAGTGCATATTTTTTACTATTACACGATCGTTAATAGGTTCTAATGAACCTGTAATTTTAGGTGTTATTTTATAACCACCTCCAAAGTTGTCTGACATTATTTTCCCTTCTGGACAAAATTTCCATCTTTATCTTCGATCCAGTCATCATCAAAATCATTGAACATATCTTGTTCTTCTTTTGTAATTTCTGGTTTCTTTACTTTCTTTGCGGCCTTTTTGGGCTGCGGCTCAACAATTACATCAGCAACTGGCGCTGATGCTTTTTTAGCAACACCGCTCGACTCAGTTGCAACGTTATTATTATAATACTCTTTAACTACTGCATCTCTTGTTTTAATAATCTGTCCGCCAGCACCTAGTTGATCGCCACGGGCATTTACACGGGCATTACCTACTGCCGGTGTTAATTCATTTTTCTTTTGAAGCATGTCCATATCTACGACTTTGCCTCTTAATGATCTATGTTGTGTTTTAGCCATTATATTCTCCTAATAATTATATTATTACTTATCTCAAAAACTCTCGCCAGTCTAATTCATATTTAATACTATCAATTTTATGTACACCTATCAAATACAGCACATAACTTGCTACACTTGATCCACGTCCTACTCCCCATACAATGTCATTCTCACGCATAAAGTCTACGAGATAAATCATATAGCGTAGTAGGTCATACATGCCACGTTCTTTAAATGCTTTAAGTTCTTCTTGTACCCTGTCCCATTCGGGTGTTTTACATCCGCGGAACTTAGGAAGTTCTATTAAATAATCAAGTACATTAATGTTGTTGTATGCATCAGGCATAAACCATTCTGATTGTAATGCACCGTCAAAAGTCTTTTGATCTACATCTAGTGCAATATACTTAGTAAGCTCAGGCAAGTGTTGATCTTGCATAGCTGCGTTAAATTTATCTATGTCATCCGACGGATCACATAATACAACATGACACTTGTCAACATGACCCGAGTAGATCATATCAGTTAAGTCACGATTAGAGAATCGTGGCACGCCTAAGTCGTCAGTCTTTATCAACATACTACTATATTAACTTACATTTATTAAATTGTCAAGTGGATTTTCAGGATCATCGTCAGTTTTCTTTGTGCGTTGTACCATTGCACTTGCACGACGAGCTCGTCCTTCTTCTTTATACATTTCTAGTATAACACTAATCTGCTGTTGCACACTAGGGTTATTTGTCATAAAAAACTTACGACTAAGTTCAATAATTTTATCCTCAATCTCAGAATCGGATAATTTTGCAAAGCTATCTACAAGAGGGTTAAACATTATGTCTCCAAAATACGATAAATACAAGAGTATTTATGAGGAAGCACTATGCCGCAAAACAGTTTTAGAAACATTGGATTAAGAAGAGATCAAAATCTTGGAGATTTAGAAAATGCCGACGAGGGTTTAACAAATCTTTTAAACGACTTTGCCACTGGTAACGATACTTATATAAGTGACGACTTAACACAAGCAATTAAAACAATACGATCTTACCCGGTAACGCAAGATGAAATAATAGCACTTGCTAATATAACTTTTAGAAATACATATTACGACCCAGATCTCGAAGCATCTGTAACTGCTCCAGCTGTACCGTTAGTTACTGTTAAAAATCAATTTGATAGAATAAAATTAGAAGCAGGCCAAGACAGCTATTTTGGAGGTAGTCCGTTTGGATTGCAAGCAAAGTTCTATAATACATCTCAACTTTCTACGATAACTCCGGGAGATCCTGATCCAATTACTGCACTAGTTGGAAATCAAGTTCCGAAAGATGAAAAGCAGTTTTGGCTAGATGGAGAATTTATTTGGGATAACAAAATTAATTCTCAATTTGAAAATCAACAAGGTGCAGTGATATGGGAGGGTTATATTACTCCTGAAGGCAACGGCGATTTATTTGTTAATATTAAAACAACCGGTCACTTAATAATACAGATTGAAGATAACAACGGAGTAATGCAAAACATTGTGTGGAACGACGGTCCTTTCTATGATTTTTTATTAGCTAACACTCAATCTTTTTCAACAGTTGTAAGCGGTAAAGAAGGAATAATGAACCTTGATAGCATTAAACTTTATACTGATTCAGCACGTACTGACGATAGTTTGTATTGGTCCGGTGACACTCGCGGTGTTGATCCGTCTAATGACAGAATAAGTCTAACAGAGTTCGATCATACAGCAGCGCCAGCGACTTTATACGGTAGAGCTTTGCATCCATCTACTCATTTTGGTCAAGGTGGTAAAGAGAAGTCGATAATCATTCCAGGCTTCTTAAGATTTTCACCTAGAAGAATAAAAATACTTTGGTGGCTCGATGAGGACGTCACTCCTCCGAATAAACAGTTTACCCTAAGCTTATCAGTATTGTTAGGAACAGTAATTAACAATAATTACTATAGTACACTAAACGATTTACCAAGTCAAGACCCTGCAAATTTTCCTGAATTTAAAAAGTTTTATGTAAACAAACTTGGCAGCGATGGCGGCATTATTGGTACACTAAGTGACACCGAAAGTATTATAACAGTTGGACCAATTGATACATCAGACTATATTCCTCCGGTTAATCGAGCAGCAGTTGAAACAATTATAGGCATAGGCGTAGAATATAGAGATAGCTCTCCTATTGTTGCCCAAAGCCTCCAACACCCAGGCCTTACATTAACAGCAGCAGCAGGTAATTTAGTATTGATTAGTGGATCTGCTTCCGGTCGAGATTGTACTCTTCTAGACGGCACATATATTACTGAAATATTACCTGGCTCAGGATTCATACTAAGTAGCCCAACTCAAGGTACTTCAATAGGTGTAACTAACGATGTAATAACAACATTAGTTGATCATAGAGGATTGGTAGATAGAGTTGACGTAACTGTATCTGGTACTAGTGTCACTATTAATAGTTCTTACTTTGGTGCTGACTTAGTTGAAGGAATGCTGTTAATAACCGATACTGGCAGATATGATATAACACAAGTGACTAGTTCCAGTTCCTTTGAAGCTGTCGCCGGTGCTGCTAGCGGCATAAGTTATATCTATAAAGATGCCGGCATTTTAAACTACACAACTTATAATGTAGTAACAATTACTAACCTTACTACTTTAATATTAGATACAGTGTATGGTATCGAACCAGGCTATTATATTAAATCAATCGGCAAAGGCGGCACATCATCATTACAAGAAGTTGCTACTGTTGATTCTAGCACAAATACAATTACTTTAGTAAGTAATGCTACTGCTAATTTAGCGGAAGGTGATAGAATCATAGCTGAACGTGCAAATGCTGATACATCGGCGCCATTTAGTGCAACACTTACAGGATTAACAACTAATACTGAGCACCTTATTGTTGAAAATGGAAAAATAAGAGCATTAGATATAGAGTTTAAAAACTTTATTAATATATCTACAGAGTATTCGGCAGCCGACGATACTCAATATTTTCGACTTGTAGATATCTTAGTTAGTGATGTTAATAATCAAGTATCAACGCCTTATAAAATTATTGGAACTAGTCTTTAAACAGGTTTATTAAGACATAAGAAGTAAGTTTGCCCGTCAATCGTGATAGGTAACTTATGTGTGAACACATCAGTAATATTACCAACTTCGGTCACAACATTTATTCCGTTCATTGTAACGTCACCGTCTACAACTAGCTTACGCATTGTTACTGATGATGCTTGTGTTACTAAGCCGCCTGCTAGATCATTAGTCCACGGATTATAATCATTAGAGAATGCTCTAATAGCAACTGGATTATCTGGAGAACTTGTAGCATCAGTAATATAAAATCCTGGTTCGTCTACTCCGGAATCTACATCGCCTTGTACAGTAAACGGTCCTTCACTTCTAATAGAAAAGTCAACGGATAAACTACCGTCTTTTCTATATTTTATTGCTTTTTTAGATTGTGATAACTCTAACTCGTCTATTACTTCAGATAATTTCTCACCAGGCGCTGCTTGGTACTCGGCTGTTCGAGCAGTTACTGATGCTGAACTAGGGCGTACATAGTCAATGTCACTTATACTAGCATATGCAATATTTTCTAGCAGTGTAGCGTTGTTTCTTTTAAAAACAATATCACCACCAAGTGCCTGAAGTGCTGTTAAGTCGTATGTACTAGACAAGTTTGCATCTTCGCTTAAACTAAATGTTGATATTGCATTAGAGTCTTTTACATATAGCTGATTAGCATTTTGTTTTATATCATTATAGTACGCATCAACTTTATCGCCATTTGTAAATACATTTGACCTAGTTTTAAAATCGTTGTTTATATTAGCAAGGGTAATTACATATTGAGTAAACTCAGTATTGCGTATAGTTAATATACTTTCATTTCTTAAGTTATTAGTAAATAACGCAACGTCATCTGAAATACCGCCTAAGTTAGGAAGTAAATTTTGTATTGCTAATCTATCTAAAATATTTTCTACTAAATTGTTTTCTTTTGAAAATCCTGTTAATCCTGTCATGACGTAATTATGCTCCAACCATTACTTGCTAAGAAACTTATACGTTCTGCTGCTGTAGCATCAGGAGAATCATTACCTGCTAAATTAATAGTAACCCCAGTTCTAGGGTTTGCTTCGTAATTATCATATAAGTCTGATATAATTTGATTTATTGCACCTGATACTAGATTATTAAAACTAAGATCTAATCGTTGTAGTGCAGCCATTGTTGTAAATGATCCTGCTGTATAACCTGTAAGTTGATTATTATTTGCCCATAGGTAAGTTAAGTTAACCATGTTAGACAAGTCAGGTATATCACCAGTCATACTATTAAAATGTAAATGTAATCGAACTAAGTTAGGAGCATTAAGTTGGCTAAATGATGTTAGTTCATTTTGATCTGCATAAAAATATCTAAGAGATGCACTGGTCCATGCCGGTGAGGGTCCAGTAAGTGAGTTAGTTGATAAATTAATTAACTCAACATTTGGATTATTATCTATTGATGGCCAAATGGTACCTGTAATTTGTGAAATAGTAAAAATAATTCTTTCAATACTTACTAAATCTCCAATTAACGGTAAGTTACCGTTAATATTTTTATCACCAAAAGCGTTATAAGAACCTTCGATTTCGAGTTTAGTTAAATTTACTAATCCAGTGAATGTATTAGGGTGTATCGGTTTCACGCCATTATTTACACTTGAGTACTCAAACTCTAACAAAGTTAAAAGACAATCTTCAAACATGCCCTGATCAAATGTATAAAGCGCCGACACTCCTTCTAGTTCTGTGCCAAACATTTTAATTTGTTTTAAACTAGTATTGCCTAAAAACTCAGTAGGTAAGTATCCCTTTACATTGTGGTTTTCAAAATTTAGTTCTTCGAGTGCAGAACAGTTTGTAAACTTCCAAGCACCACTGTCAGTTAGTATGCTTGATCTATCACCAAATTGACGCATTGTTGCACTCTGTTTAAAAACTTTAAGTAGTACTCGATTTGTCAAGTCCGGAACAGCAAGAATATTTCCTGAAATATCTACGTTTGTTAATAACATACTTTGTAATGGTAGTTCGTCGATTGGATCATTTTCTATTACCGATGCTGACAAATTTAAAATAGATAAATTTATTGCACTTAATAATTCACTAGGAATAATACCAGAAAATGTATTTCCAGACATTACGTATTCTTGTATCGATGGCGGCGGAACTGGCAACGCTCCAGAGAATTTTAAAAACGATGATGTTGAAAAATCCATAACTAATAAGTTTGTTCCACTTAACACAGTGGGATCCGGTATCGGTCCTGAAAAACAACTACCGATATATAGTTCAGACAATCCAGCTGGTATTTTAGCAATAACGTCTGCATTTAAAGTTCTTAGATTAGAGTCATCGCCGATAGTAAAGTTATTCTTACTAATTTTTAAAACTGATAATGATGGAGCAAAAAAGCTAAAGTCAGGAAATGTATTTAACGAGTTATTTTCTAAGTCTAATTCAATCAAATTATCTATAGTTGCGTTAGGTAAGAATTTTATTCCACAATTTGGAAGAGATATAAGACTATAGTTGTCGGGGTTGTGATAAATTTCTATGTTTTTTCTACGTGTTAATGTGTCAGCAATATTCAGTATGCTCTCACTGTTAACTCCGCCTTGATTTTCAAAGTTTAAACTTAGTAGTTCATTGTCAACGTAGAATATTCGCCAACTAACATTACCGGGTTGTATAAGTTCGCATCTTGCATTTAAGCTTCTAAATTCACCTTCGAATATTAATGGTAAGTTTTTCATAACATACCATAATACATTTTGACCATCCATTAGCACTCTTAGTTTATGTGTCGGTAACTCACTATCTGGAAAAATAACAGGGCGTACTTCTTTAAATATTTCTAATTCATTAGCTACAATATCACCACCAACTTCTACTTCTAATCCGTACTGTATTGGAGTTGTTTCTGGAATCACTTCTTGGTCAACAGTAGTACTCCACGACGATGTTCTTGATGTTGATATATCAGCAATTCTTATTTCATCATTAATGCCGTCATAATACTGATATTTGAGGGCTGACCCGCCTATAATACCGTTAACTGTTAAGTTACCTCGAAGCTTCTTACTAGGATCTGCACTGTTACTAAGTATTTCTTCGTAACTGCTTACCTCTTTAGCATATGCTGTAATACTGCGTGACAAATATTGATCAAGTTCAGATAATGACTGTATATCTGTTTTAGTTCCGCCATACTCGGAAATTCCATTAATTTTTTCTAAATCTTTTTCATCTAAACCTAAATTAATAACAGCAGACTTAGTGCTCGGAATATCAGTAAATGTTTTAGATACATTTAATCCGTAGAAGTTTGTTTTTTTAATTGCCATTAAATTTCCCTTGTCACAAGACTTACAATAATTTTATTTACTATATCCTGATCAAGGTTTCTAGCACGAATAAATGTAGCCTTAGAATTAAGCGCTCCTGGCGTAATAATTTGTCTATCAGCACCGTATACATTAGTAAGTTTTATTAAATCTTTATTATTTGGATGTACAAACACAGTAGTAATATTTTTTCCTGGTCTTAACGGTTGTTGTAATTGTGTATCAACATTGTTCGAACTTAAACGTGACGTTGATTCAAAGTTAGTCGGAGGCAATCCTGGAGAACTACCACCGGAAAACTTAACAGTTACATTGTCGTTTGTTAACCATGTAGGCACAAACGACCTAAGTTTATTTCCTTTAGTTTCGGCAATTGATATATTACATACTTCTGCGTTATCACGCATCCCAATGATAACATACATTGGTTTAAAATCAAAGTCTCCAAAATACACTTTAAATTGCACCTTAGGATCTGCTATTTTGATCGGGCTAAGAAAAATCTTAAAAGCGTTTTCAAGAGGAACAGTATCGATACTTACAGCATATTGAGTTAACTCTTCACCAAACTCAAAATATTTGTTTACAATTATATCAGAAGTGAATCGCATACCACTTCCTGAAAGTGTTCCATCAGGATTTTCCTGACCAATCTCTGCGCCAACAATTACTGTGGCATTAACTAACGCAACTGGTTCTAGATCAAATGTTAAATAGTTTCCTACTGGGTAACTATCACCCTTGAGTGTGCTACTGTATATAACATTATAGTTCTGTTTTGGTTCTTCGGTTATTGTTATTTGCGAACAGTTACCGGTATCTTCACCTGCAGGACGATCTATTCTAAAGTCCATCTCCATCTTAACATCGCCTTGAATTGAAAGTCCTTCAGATAATTCTATCCCCGATTCGTTAGTGTTAATAACATCGGGAGTAAAGTTAAGCATCACTAGTTGTTCTAAGTCAAAGGATCTGTCTATGCCGGTATTTCTATCTTCAAATACTAATTCTTCGTTAGGTGTAAACACAACTTTAGGTTTATCAAATGATATGCCTACGAAGTATTCAGCATTATGTGCTTCTATGCCGTAGTTATCTACTTGGCGAGAGTTTAAAAAGTTAACATTAATCTTCTCGCCAGTCAACGGCAAGTCACTTGCAGCAAGTGCATTGTATTTTGTAAATTTAATCTGTGTAGTATCGTAACGAAAGAACTCTACCAGTTCGTCGTTTACGTTTAATTTTTCAGGAATCTTTTCATTAAAGGTAGTTATGTTCGGACCAATAATACCTTCTCTTCTAAAGTATGCACTAGTATCATCTACTGACAATGGATCTTTCTGTAAATAAAAATTTACAAGCCCAGGTCCTATCATTTTAGTACCATCTTCTAAGTCGCTAAACGTTTCGCCATCTGTCAATAGCATCTGTGTTCTATCTTCTGTAAAACTTAATGTGTTAAAATATATTCCAGTTTCGTTTGATCTTAGTGTAGGCGCATAATGATGTCCAAAACCCGGACAACCGCCAATTTCTACAATGTCTAATTGTGCAAGTGCGTCTGTGATAACTTTTAAATCTTCAATATAAGTATCACGTTTGTTATTAACTCCGATACCGTCTGCATTAATTAATTGTTCTTTTGGTTGTATGCCCAAAATACTCTTACCACCAATTGTACTTTCTAAATCAGCTTCGTCGATATCACCATCATCGTCACGATCAGTTAGTGTAATAAAGGATGATACAACTTGATTAGAATTATAAGAATATACTTCTCCAGCATTGTCATCACCGCCATCAATATAGCAACTTGCGCCATACTTGTATAAAAACTGCGGAGAACGTAAAAACGATGTTTCGTTAATATCTAATATGTATTTAAATTTAAAATATGGATCAGCAAGACATGGTTGTCCCATACCGTTTTCAATAATAATTGTATGCATTACAACCCAACGACAATCACCATTGCCAGTTGGAACATACGCTAAGAATCTTGCACCAATAGCACCATACCAGCCAAACTCAACTTTATACATTGTAACCTTAGTAACGTCTATGTTATACCCACTTTTACCGTTACCGTCCATTGTGTCGCCGTTAAAGAGATCTTGTGTAATTTCTATTTCGTACAGGCTGTTTTCTTCAAACGGTGCAGGGTTAGGCACAAAACGTTGATCTTGTATTGTTAACCCCATTTGTTGTAATATATTTTGCGGTAATGGTACTGTACTTCTACGTACAACAGCTAGTCGCGAACCTTTAACTTGGAACATATACATATCTGTACTATTAGCAGTACCCCATTCTATAATATTTTGTGTACTTGCTGGATCAAAGCTACACTTAAACCCAAATGTAAATCCACTAATACGCCCAGGTTGATATCTGTATGCTTTCTTTGTTTGCAGAACACTTACTACACCGTTATCTGAGGTTTGACCCGGTTGTGTGTTATCAGAATCATACCCAGGTAAGAAATCTAATTTTTTTAAATTTCTAGCATCAATTGCAATCCCGTCTCTAATATCCATCCACATAAATGTCCATCGGCCAACTTGATCAAATATTTCAGATTTAGTAAAGTTTACCCCATAATTAACACTAAGAGACTCAGTAGGTGCGTTAAGCATACTTACTGGAAGAAAATGTTTGTCAGCAAATGATTGAAACCCGGCTTCTACAAACATATCGTAATACAAGTTACCTAGTCTAACAAATGCAAGATACTTTTCATATAGAGCAGGTTGATAATCACCACGTGTTTCTGCAAACTCAGGGCCATACGGAAACGTATAAGGCACTGGAAAAATACTCATTACAAGTGCTTGCTCATTTGTTTCTTCTATAAAATTAAGAGCAGTATGCCGACCATATAAGTCAGAATTTCTTTGATACCATGTAATTGGCAAGTTAAGTGTTGGACCAGAAAAGTATTCAAACTCTTCTTCATTTAATCCATATGAACTAACATCCGAAAACAAACTTAATTGTGTTTCTGCTCGGTCAATACCAAGTAGCGTAGACGAAACTTCTGAAGTAGCAGGAAACTGTTCTTCTATTTTAACTGGATTGTCTTCGTCATTGTTAATAAATGTTGACGTTGCATTTTTCACCTTTGCTCTTTCAGCTAATGGTGTTTCAACTTCAGTGTACAACAAATTACCGGTACGATCACGCAACGTTTCACCAGTTGGAAAGTTTTTAAGTTCTTCTAACTTAGTAGTTGTAGGTATCGGTATTCGGTCGAAGCCTAGTTTTATCTGAGGCATTGATTATTGCTCCTCCCAGGTCAAACTTGCTGCAACATTTAGTAGTTCTGTTCCTGTGTATGACTCCTGACATTGTAGTGATAGGTATAATGTTTCTAAACTATCAGTAAGTGGAAAGCTTATATATTCTTTGTTATAATCAAAGTAAGCAGACAAATCGTAATCTGATGATCCTGCGCTAACATAATAAGTAGCAACACTTGTTCCTGTACCTGGTATAGGTGATTGAACTGCATTACTTACAAATACTGAGCTAAGTCTTTCTTTAGAAAAATCATTAATATTATGTGAAACTATATTTCCTTCACTATCAAAAATCTCATCTCTAACAAACTCTGAGCCTGAAACTATTTGTAGTTGTCCACTAAACACCTCGTGTGGATAAAAATAGTATAGATCGTTTTTGCGTTCTATCTTTCCTAATACTTTAATAAAGGCACTTGCATTGTTTAAATAACCTTTGAAATATCCGTATACAAAGTCGCCTTCTTCAGAAAGGTAGTTAGTGTCAGTTGTTGATAATAAGTTACTTGACATTATATCTACAGTTGCATCAGTAGTAAACGTACCATTAACGCCTGTATTTGTTTGAAACAATGGTGTTTTTAATAATGTAAGTTTACCTGAATTTGCACCGATTGTACCAATAGATAACTTTGTAGGATAAACTTGTACTCTATTTCTAACTTCATTACCATCGCCGCTAGTAATAGCTGCTTTAGTTTTTAGGCCATATAACATTTTTGTTCTATCAACTACAACATCAATCGAGCTAGGTGAACCTGATGTTACTTTATCAATATATACATAATTGTTAACAGTGTCAACCCAAATAACTTCAATATCTTGATCTGATGGATCACCAGTAATAATTTTAGCACCTATATAGAATGTACTTAGTGCAGGTGCACCATTTGTACTATCGACCTTAAAGTAAGGATTAGTTGTTGCTCGAGTAGAAGCAGTTGAAGTACCCGGAACAACATGAGTGTCGTCAACTGTGAATACATGCTTACTACCTTGTACATTACCTTTAGCAGGATCTACCGAGCTATGATTATAGAGTCTAACAGTTCCTCGGTCTCCGCCATCAATATAATACGAAGCACCGTACTTTACAAGATTCTCTGAGTATGAACTTGCGTATCCGTGATTTGCTCTGTCATCATTAGCAATACCTAATCTGTTTTCACTGCCGCCACCGTATACAAGATATGTAATTGGAAGCGTAGCATTACCTAGTGATGATATTTTAAGTTGGTTTGAACAGCGTAGATGATGTACTCTAACCCAACGTGCTTCGCCGTTGCCAACTGGAACATATGCAAGAAACAATGCACCAACAGCGCCGTACCAACTAAATTCAATTTTAAGCATAGTAACTTTACTAAAGTCGTAATCCCATACACTTTGCTGTACAACTTGCTCGTCATTTACAACATAAGATTCGCCTGCTTTATTACCTGATACATTATCAGAATATACTGCATTACGTGTCTTTGCTGTTTCTCCATCTTCTTCAAAAGGTCCGTCTAAACTGTCACCGCTGAATCTACTTCTTGGAACTCTATATTCGTACACGCTCCAATATTTAGGATCAACATGATCACGTATCCAACCAACGTATTCTAAATTAATAGCATCAATTTGATTTCGTAGCGTAGTATAATTAGCAGTAGTGTCAATAGCTGTATCAATACGTCCTTTAGATGTAGTGCCTTCGCCTCCTGCACCTAGTGGTAGTATGCCAGTGTCTGAATACATATAAGGGAACATGCCATCGTATTTTGCGCCACCGCCTAGATTAGGATTAGTAAAGTCTACATCGTAATCATCGGGGAATAAAAACGGTACAGGTGTTTCTACTTCATGTACTCCTGCTCCAAGTGCTGAAAGAGTTATAGCAACAGTCGGTGTTAATGGATCAGCAAGTGTTATAACATTGCTCTTATGTCCGTCTACTGACTTAACATAATATGTCTTACCGTCAGTAAGTTCAGGACAAGTACCATAGTAGTTTACGTATTGACCAATAGTCATATTACCCTTTTCGAGTGTTAGTGTACTATCAGCAGCTGATATTTCTACTACTTGTCTTTCTTTCTTTTTCAATAGTGAAGGATCATAAAGAGCAGCATGTGTCATTATTAAACCGTCACGTAGTATTGTTACATCACCGAATACTTCGTTATCACCGTACTCAATGCCACCTTGATACTGTTCTGTAAAGTTAGCAATAGTAAGATCGCATAATTGAATAAGTTTGTCTTTGTAACTAGTAAGACCAAATAAGTCTACTACTGATACTATTGCTTTACCTGTTCCTGCATCATTTACTTCAACTTCAACTGTTGTTGTATCTACTAATGCAGGGTTACCTGTAAGTAAGTGTTTAAGATAAGTATGTCTTGCAATTTCTTTTTGTACACCATTTGATTCTTGCTGTGTGTATACTTTTATAGATCCACCAAAATAATATCTTTTAGCATTGTAAATAGTAGCAGCATTACCGTTACTACCGATATCACCAGAATATGCATCAAGTGCAAATTTTACATCACGTAGACATTTATACTTTAGTGTTTTTTCATCTGTTACTGATGTATCATAAGTTTGACTTGCTGAAACAAGATAACCTAAGTATTTTCTATACACTTCAAATACAGTATCAACTTTGCTTCTACTTCCGTATTGCGCAGCATCAATTTCAAGTTGAGTTGGCTCAGTGCCGCCAACTGCACCAGTTTGTATTGCAGATAGTGTCTCAATTTTAGCAGCAGCAATAGTTTCACCAGCTGTTGTTAACTCGGTTTTGATTAGTTCTTTTAACCCATTATGCACTGCTACTTCGTCGCCTCTGTCAAGATCGTTTGCAGTTCTATATGTAGTTGCATTAGCAATAGTATGTCCGTTCCCACCGTATTGCAAGTCGGCAATGTATGCATCCATTGCTAAGTCCATATCACGCTTGCACTTTTCTTGTAGTACTGGTGATAGGCTATCGTAATATGATTGATTTGCATCACCTGCTGTAACTACAGTGTTCATGTATGTAAATCTATTTTTTGAAATAAGTTTTGATGCTGCTGTTAGTAGTAATACTGTGTTATCAGTTCTTGCCGGCGGCTTACCTACTAGAGCATGATCATCAAGTTGTCCGTTGCCATATTCTAACGGATTAGATCTAATAATACTTTGCGTTCTACGTACAACTGCAAACTGATCGCCTTGTGCAGTGTCTCTTGTTTCCCAATAGTATCCGTCAAACTTATCAAAGATACCGTATTTCTTAATTGTTGGGTTACGTACAGGTTTACGTGTTGTGCTTAATGCGCCAACTGATGTAGTACTTTTGATACCAAAGGTAGCAGCACTAACACGCCCAGGCTGATAACGGAAAAAACGCTTACTTGTAAGGACAGCTACTTCGTCGGCACCAGCTTCAACTAGTGCGCCTGATTCTTCAGGTAAGTGACTTACTCCTGTTGTTTGCTTTCCAGGTATGTCGGTGTATGCAGTTGCTTCGTCAGCAGCAACACTTATGCGTTGTTCAGGACTACTACTCCATTCACTTGGATTAACATCGTATGTATTAACATCTGCAAAAATACCTAGTGCAACTTCTGCTCTAGGTATGCCAAGTAGTGATAGACTAACTTCTGATAAAATCTTATTTTGTTCTACAACAGGTACTGCTTCTTGGTCTGTTGAAACAACTACCGGAATTGATTTACTAGCAGGCTGCGGCCCTGGATCAACTGGTGTTGTGCGCCCTACATTGACCACATAGTTGTTATTGTTTATATTGTTAACACTTGACATTAGTTAATCTTTCCTTTCGCTAGAACGAACTTATTCTTTAAATCTAAAGTACCGCTTGTACCTCCTGAAACGCTTCCATTTAAGGCAGCAAACTGTACAGTTATAATCTTAGTTATATTATTTATCGCAGTAATTGTTGCTTCTGTTGTAGTAAGTGAAGGGTCACTTGGTGCTGATAAGTTTAAACTGTTGATTCTTATTACATCGTTTAATTTAAACTTAGTTGCATCCGTTACTGTTACTTCAACAAGTCCCTCACCAACATTAGTTGATTCTGCTTTAGTAATATTATTAGTTGGCACATATTCAGTTGCAATAATTCGATATACCATTCCGGCATAATCTTTATTATAATCTACGTGATTCATATCACGTAAATTTGAATCTATTGCTAATAGTTGATTTACTTGAGCTTCTACAATTCTAAAACTAAACTCACCTACACTATTTCCACTACCTGGTAAATCAAGTTGCATAATACCACTATACCCAGTACCAAGTGATTCGTTGGTTGATGTTTTGATTAGTTGATTCACTTTTCCTTCAAGTACTAGTCCATTAGCAGTAAGATCAAATACATTACCGTTTTCTTGATACAAGCCTTTGTAACTATTATAATCGGTATCTTTATCGATCATAATATTAATACTATCATACTCTGTATTGAGCATATCAGCTACTGGTAAAAATTCACCAGCTGGCCCAAGTAAAATGTTTGGATTAAAGATTGTACTAACACTACCGTAAGTTAATAATCCTGCACCACAATTTTCAATTATGTTAGTTGCAATTAAAGATTTATCCGAAGCTACAAAGTCAACGCTTGCTGGAAAGTTTTTAAGTGTTGATGATAACACTTTACTATTTCTCATTTCTCTAGCAACTACTGGACTAAATGTATCGTATCTGTAACTTGCCGCGCCGTTTTCGATAACACTGTCTTTTAATGTTATAAACTCTGTAACAATTTGTGGATTAACTACATTATATAAAAATAAGCCACCGCCGACAACATTACTAACCTGCACATCTCTTATAGTAATTCTTTTGCCGTACAAGTATACAAGGTAGTTTCGATTTGAACTTGTAGTAGTGTCATCTTGCAGTAAGTACTGGTTTAAAAAGTTACCGTCTAGTTTAACATTCTCAATTGATACATCTTTAAATGTGCTTTCAGCACCGATTGCAACATTAGGAACAATAAGGTGATTATCATTAGTATTAAAGTTTGTACTCCAATATTGTTTAACTAGTTTCGCTTCATTGCCTTTGCCGTAAATACTAAATCCAGTCGGAACAGTTAAGCGTGAAACATAATGAGTTCTGTTATCAAGATCTAGATAATTTAAACCAGAATCTGCTCTTGAATCAATTAAGTTTTGTAAATTTTGAGTATCATCAATAATACTAGTAATACTTTCGTTATGATAAAATGTTTTGTTTAATACTACTCTATCACCATTAATACTTGTAATTATTGCATCGTCCCATCCATACAACGGTGCAGCTGGCGGCGCAATTGGAATATGAACAATTCCACTATTACTAGTAAATGAGTTTTTATCTGTCTTATTACTCCAAGTGTTTAAATCATAATTGTAATAATCAACAAATATAAGATCCTGAGTTGCTACTTTAAGATCTTTTGGTCCTAATACACTAAGTAGTGAAAAGTCGCTTTCGATTCCTACTATTTTTCTGTAAACTATTACACCTTTGTTTACATCTGTTCTTGAAAACGTAACTTTAAGGTTTTTGTTAAGGTTAAAAATATTACTAGTTGTACCAAGATCAGTAAGTACAACTTCAATATCGCTTTGCTCCGTAGCAGCTGATATTCCGCCATTGAGTAAATCAAACTCTGCAATTTTATATGATACTGTTGTGTTTAATGCAGCATCAACACCAGGCTCTGTCAATCCAATTCTTTCAACAGTAGTAATTCCTAATCCAGTAGCTTCTTCAACCTCTTGTGTTGTGCTAACACCTAATAACCTTAATGCTTTACCAATTCTGTAGTTTGAAATATTTACAGGAGTATCAATAACAAGTGTGTTAGTAAGAACTTCGTTTAAATTTTTCCAAGTATCAATAACACTTAAAGATAAATCCGGACTGTAAATAATATCACCACCTACAACAAGATCACCACTTATACGTGCTCCGCCCTTAACATCAAGCGCATCGTCTCTTGTATCCTCAACACATAATTTTGTACCATCAAGTATACGTAGGCACTTATCATTTAGCTGCATTCTGTGAACGCCAGCGATATAAAAATCTAAATCATCGTTATCAACTTCCCAGTCAGTTTCAGCAATAATATATGTATCTTCGTCTGCATCTTGTAACTTGTTAGAAGTTTTAATTCTTATATAACTAGGGTTAGAAGTAATAGAAAGTTCTTGACCAATTTTGCTAGTATCAAGCCCATTTGGTTGTTCTTCTGCATACAAGTATAAAGGAAGTTCAGTATCTGGTGTAATTTCAATTTCGATATATGCGTTAGGTTCACCGGCATTACCGTCTATTGTAACATTCTGAGTGTATGGAGTAATTGATGCAGGAACAGCAGTATCAGGAGTAGTCGAAAAACGTAATGGAGCAATTTTATTACTCGCATCTTCTAAAATAAATCTGTATCGTGTACCAGGCGTAAAGTATAACTCTGGTGTTTCGTTTAATAATTGATCATTTAGAAAAAATGTTTCTTGTATTCCTGAACCGTCGTCTGCAATTGATACATTAAAGATAACAAGTTCAGAACCTTCCTGATTAGTAAACGGATGATTTGTAGAATCATAAGAACGGTATAGATAACGTCCCCATACTGTTGCACCGCCATCTGTTGTGTAGAATTCTAAAACTACAGGCTCAGGGCGTAGTAATATTTTCTTAGGCCAGTTATAGTCTAATTTTAGTGTGCCTGCTGAGTTTTCAAATAGTATATTTACATTTGAATTACTGCGGAGTTCGATACGCATCGATGCATGGCGCCCTGTTACAGGCCAGTCAGTAAGTGATATAGTACACTCAGGTAATGTTTGAGCTACAACAAAACTTTGATAGTGTCCGTTATTAAAACTAATATTAAATGTGCTATCGTCAATAGATCCACTATATGCTACTTTTGTAACAATTTTCATGTTACTATCAACAATTAGCGACCCGCCAAAATCATTTTCAGCATCAGTTCTAAACGTGTTTGCTTGTAATTCAGTTATTTCGCTTTTTGCTGTGGTTAATCCGCTAGCAATCGCTACAAAGTTATTTCTAAATCCTTGTGAATCGTTGTTTTGCCCAGCTCTTGGATATAACTGATCTATTCCACTTATGTCAATAATGCTCGCCATTATAATTCCTCTTTTACATATTTAGCTTAAACATTGAACTGATAATTTGCAAATAGTACAAATTTCTCAGTACCATCCTCAGTATTTGTAATAATATATCTATCTAGTTCAATGTTTAGTTGCTTAAAGTTAAATGTGCTTTCTTTAATTCGTTCTATAATTTCGTCACCTTTGCCCGGAAGGCAAAAGCATAATGGTATAGCACTTACATACCCTAATGCTTGATATCCTGTTTGCGGTGTACGCATCCATAATGGTAAGTACTCTAATGATGTTTGCCCAATAGACTTTATGTTATCTCTCATGTGTTCAATACTTGAAATATATTTTACACTATCGGTATTTTGGCTAATTTTTACAGCATCACTATCTGCTTTTATTGTATTAGCCTTAGGACGTAGTCGGATAGGATCTGATTCAGTTTTTTCTAATTTAACAGTTAAATCGCCGCCTGCTCTAACTTCGACTTCAAAGTCGCTATTGTCAGTGCTAACACGTATATTACTATCACGAGTCTGTATTACTATAGAATCGTTTATTTTTTCAAATACAAACTTTACAACTTCTCTACCGTATACTGGTAAAGCACTGAGGCCCTGACCAAGTCTTGTATTGTCGTCCATAGCTGCATATTGTACGCTGTCTACTGTAAGTTTGTTTTTTGTTTTAATGTTAAAGATTTTCTTAGTTTTACCACTTTCAGATTCAGCCGGATCGATTACAGGTACGTATATTACTTCATATACAGCATCGTTAGTTCCGATTTGTTTAGCTATTGCCTTGGTTGGCTGCCCTAGTTTGTACTTTTTTCTTTTATGATTTTTAGCAGCCGCTGATACAAATAAATCTATAGCTTTTTGTTCAATACCTGCGTAAATCAAAACTTCAATATTACTTCTTAATCCAAAATTTGGATCGTTTGCTCTATATACTAACTCTTGAGGAAATATATCAGGATCTCGAATAAATGCAGAATATTCTTTACGTTTTTCTAACGGTAACATTGGCCTAGAAACAATGTCAGTATACTCTATAGAATCTTTCTCTTCAACAATAAGAGTAAATTCTTGTGTAATTGCAACAACGTTGAAACGGTCTCTAGCCTCTACTGTAAAGTTATATGTACCGGCTGTAGTTGGCGTACCAATCAAATCGCCTCTATAACTTAGGGCAGTACCGTCTGGAACAGCGCCGTCGGTTAACCTATATATCATTCTTATATTTGGAACAGTAGTTTCAGCTTCGACTGTAATTAATGATGGCAAATCTGTCTTAATAGTTCCTAAGTTAGGCTGAGTAATCCAGTTTATAGACGAATCTATTTCGCCTAATATTTTAACTACAAACGTTTTACTCTTACGTGGCTCTGTTACACTATTTGTAGTCGATGAATTAAATGTACTAGAAATAGAATCGCCTTTTACTAACGACAATCCAATATTAGTATCTGAATTTAAAATGCCAGTTAAGTTGTTATCAAATGTAATTCTATCAAATCTGTCATATTTTAAAGTAACGGTTGGAGCTGCTGAATCATACGGTACAGTAGCTTGTATAATATTTTCAATATCACTTTTAATTCTTGTATAGTTAGTATCACGAAGTGTAAGTTCCCATGTATTATTAGATGTTACTTTCACGCTTGGTACAGCGTTTGGATAGTCAACAAGTATTGCAGTAACAAGGTCATTTGGAGTAGCTGCTGGTAACTGTTCACTATCGATTTCGTATGTGATAAATGATCTAAAGTCTATAATGTTTAGTGAAGTATTGTTAAGCGTTAATGTTTTATTCACATAAAAGTCTTTTAGACGTTGGCTTATAGGTTTAACATCAACATATGCCTGTCCGCTTGCTGCTTGATTTAATGTTACTAAACTTTCTTGTACACCAATTGGACTATCGAGTATAATTTCGTCAAAGTTTTGATCCGATGTATTAATACCGATAACTTTGTATAGACTTGTATTAACAAAAATATTTCTACCAATTAAATCTGTTATTGGTGTGTCGCCTACTGTTTTGTCAACTTTAATTTTAGTTGAGCCTAGCATTGTGTCTTCTCTTACATAAAGTGTTAATGTAAGTATCGAAGTGCCGCCGGCATATCGAGAAGCATTAACTGTAAATTTATATTCCCTTGTAACTGCGGGTTGATAAGGCAGTGTTCCTGATACTTCGCCATTAAACGAACTAAGTGTTAGTCCTGGCGGAAGTGTACTAACTGATCCGTCATCGTTAAGATTTTCTAAAGTATATGTTACTACGCCGCGCACTGTATCAGTGTCAATTACATCTAGGTATATTGTTGTATAGTTATTAGCTCTTCTAAATCCTAAATCTCTAGGAGTGATCCATATCGGTGTTCTTACATTTGTATTGTCTGCTCTAAATACACCGGTACTAGCTTCCATTAATATGTTGTCAGCTGTAAGGAAATCGTCTCCTACAACATAAATTTTAAAACTTCTACGTGCTACATTTATTCCGTCACTTACAGTAACCGCAAACGGATAGTATCGGTTTAACTTTTTAGGAATGTTATCTTGAGTGAAGAAATCAAACGGCTGTGTGTCAAATAAGAAACTACTAAAACCATTACTAGGACGAGCACCGAAGTCACTCGGTGCATCACCAAACGGAAATGCATCAAACCCGCCGTTTTGAAATCTTTTATCTAAACTTAATAAAGGTTCCGTTGTACCAGTTAGTCGGCCATCTTTAGATAGTGATACACCTGGAGGTAACACTCCATCTCCGTCAGCAATATAATATTCTAATACATCGCCGGCAACTGTATCAGGATCAGTTGCGATTAATTGAAAATCAATAATTTCGTTGTCTAAAATAAAGTATGTTTCGTTAGGACCAACTGGCAGTAATCCTTGGTCAACTCCCCACTCCGGAACATCAGGTCCCCGTACTACTAAATTAAGAGTCCTGTCATCAAAGTGACCTCTCCAATATGCACGAATTACAAATCTATATACTGTATCTATTGCTACTTCAGCTACAGTACCTGAGATTACATTATTAGTAAGTGTCAACCCTTCAGGAAGATTACCACTTATTACTTCAGTATCAATTTCATATGAAGAAGCAACTGGTAATATAACATTAACTGTAGTTCCTTCAACAAGTTTCTTTAATTCTTGTCCATTACCTATGTTCCATAGAGATACTGACATACTAGACAATTCCTTTTATATAATCGAGCCAAGATCTAAATCCACTGGACCCTCTGCTGTAATTGTGCCTAAATCAACATCTGTAAAACTAGCTAATAATGCATCAAGTGATGTAACTTTAATTGCACCAAAGTCGACAGTTGTATCTGGATCTACAGCACCTGGCACCCACGATGTACCATTCCATATAAGACCATCGCCTACTTCGGGCGGTGTTGAAGTAGTGTCAACATCTAAGATAGAATTGATAGATGTATTAATTACTTTTGATTCGTGATGTATTAGCACTGTGCCGTCTTGGGCCTGTATGTTTCCTTTGAGAGTGCCTTCAAATAACGTAGCATCAATAGTTCCAACAGTTGCAATATTGTATCCTTGCGCATCTAAATAAGTTCCTAATCTCGGAGCTGGATCTTGCTCAATTGCCGAAAACGTACTAGTAACAGTTACCGCATTACCGGCCATTGATGTAGTAATACCTGTGCCGCCTTGTATTGTTAGTGCTGCGACTTCAGTTAGTTTATGACTTCCGCTTTCAGTTATTACTAGCAAACTTTTAATTGCGCTTTCGGCAGCAATTGTAATCTTTTCATCAGTTGATGTTAGTAGTATATTTGCGCCACCTACTATATTTTTAAATTCTAGTTCATAGTTAGACTTTTTTGCAAAGATTCCTTCACCGTTACTTCCGATATTACGTGCAGTTGTGCTTTCGTCATCTCTTAGGTCAAGTTCTTGAAAGTTAAGATTGACTTTATTAAATGCTTCTCTTAAATCGTCGCCTGTACCGTCGTTTGCAAATCCACCTATGTTAATTTCTAAAAGACTCATTATTATTCCTTAAAAAAGTATGCTGAATAGTATTGAACGTGTTTCTGATACCATTTTTCTACGCTTGCCGTTTTCTATAATGTAAAATACGCCATTGTCGTAATCAAACATCATATTATCATTAGCATCTTTAAGATCACCCTTTAGGTTAACAGCGTTAACTTCGGCAAAACGTTTCTCTGGAATACCTACTCTATGATTATCGTCGTTATCTGGAAATAAGTCTCCAGTGTATTCACCGTTAAACAACCCTGCTTCGTTAATACCGACAAACTCTATGCTAGTTCCGTTTGCTGCTACTCTTAAAAACTTAAACTGCTGCCCGCCATACGTAGCTATATCTCCGCTTTTCTTAAGGTAGTTAGTTGGAGTAACTTCGACACCTGAAATTTTCATTTCTGGTGCTGCTATAACTCCTAAACTCGTAATATCGTGTGCGTTAGTAACAGATACGTCAGCTAAGTTTAAGCTGTCCCCTGCAGGGATTTCTTTAAGTTGATTATTATCGCTTGTATCTAAAATAAGCGGAAATCTATTAGCCATGATCTATATTCCTATCTTGTATTGTATTTATCTCCACTTTGCCCTCCTTAGTGCTTACCTACCACAACTTCAATGATACCATTACCGCTAGTTTCTTTGTTTTCCAAAGCCTTACCAATAATTCTACCTGCTGCTGCATCGTTATTAACTATAGCGTATCCAGGTTTTGCACTTGCTACTAGTATATCGCCTTTTTCAACTAGGCCTAATACTTTACACGGAACACGCCCTGTCATTGCAACTGCACATGTTGTATCAACATCCATATGTGAGTTCATTAAGTATGCAGGGTTAGTTGATACAACACCTGCTATTCTGTGATCGTTAAATCTGTTAGTTACTGTAACTTCCTTGTCACCGCCAAATACAACAACCGTACCCGGCTCGTATTCTGCGTCAGCTTCATAATTTTCAGCCAAGTCAGCGTAGTATGCCTCAAGCGCAGTACCGTGGAATGTAGTAGCATAAACAGTATTATATTTGTTATTTAATTCACCAATATTATAAAGATTATCTGCTGAGCCTCCAGTAGGTAATGCAATTGGTTTAATAGCCATGCCTTCCATTGTACCTGATGTCTTATCAACTTTAAGTACTTCGGCGCTATCAGCACCAATTTCTAAACTACCACCAACGTTTAAGTTTTTAGCAATACCAGCACCACCAGATACAATTAATGCACCTGTCTGTGTACTTGTCGACTCGCCAGTTCCTGATAAACTCTTTGTAACACCGTCATCGGAAAATGTAACAGTTAGTGTATTTAAAGCTTCGTCATATGTTACAGCCGGAGCACTACCGCCTGCTGCTGATAATGTCACACCGTTTAATGAATTTTTAAATCTTGTTTCAGTATAATAAAAATTAGCATCGCCTTCTGTAAGTGCATTTGTATCATGATTACTAATATCACTTACTGTTCCGGTTAACACAGCATCTGTTCCGTTAGTGCCATTATCAAGAATGTCAGTACCGTCGGCTGCTTTTAGGCCGCCTAAGAACCAGCTATCAGTAACAACACCTGTTGTATCAGTAGTTGTACCATTTTCAAGAATCTTTGTTTTATTATCTGCCACATCTGGGTCAGCAAATAAATCCCCAGTTACACCGCCAGTTACATCTCCTTGTGTGTCACCTGTAATAGTACCAACAAACTCTCTAGCATATATTTTATTATATCTAGATGCAGCCTTACCAATATTGTAACCTGTCTCATCTGTATCAGCATCAACATCTGGATATATTGCTGAAGAACTAACAATTAATGGTGCAACTGAACTTGATGCATCAGCGTTACCTGCTACAATAGCAACTTCGTTTGCTAGTGCATAACCTGTTCCTGCACCTAATGCAATACCAGCTGATGCAGGGTTTCTTTCACTTGCTGCTTCAATAAAGTTTGTATATGTCCACGTTGCTGCTATTGATCTTTCACCGCTAAAATCGGAGTTATCTTTAATAGTACTTTCAGTAAAGTCATTGCCGGGCGTTCCGTCACCAATGAGATCAACAGTACCTTCAACATTAATTTTAACAGTACCTGTAGAACCTTGCGCAGTAAATACTTTACCTTGCGCTGGTGTTGTAAATATAATACTGTTAGAATCAACACTTAAAATAACATATGTGTCAGTAAGACCAACGATAATTTCCTGTGCTTGTATACCGCCAGTATTAGTTGTTTTTACAAGACTATTTTCTGAACCTGACTGCGTGATTGCTGTAACGTCATACTGCTCGCCGCCTGTTCTAATTAAAGCACCATTATCACTATCAGCAAAATCAGTATGCAGTATTGCACCACCCTTGTCAGCTACATCAACAAAGCTAATAGCACTAACAGCACCAAGAGGATCTGCAAGTGCAATTACTGTAATACCGTCTGCATCATATACTGGACCATCTGCTCTACCAAGGAGATGTTCTTCTGCAATATGTGTAATTTTATCTAGTGCTACACCAGTTAAATCATCAGTAGCAGTTTGTAATTCAACAAACCCGTCTGTTGCTGTAAATTCAGTATCTTTGAATGCTGCAACACCTAAGTCTGATTGACTAATACTAGTTGCATCAGTTCTTAGGCTGGCATTGTTTAATGCTAATTTACTTTGTGATATAGCAGCACTTGCACTTACATCTGCATTTTTAATCGAATCAACAACATATTGCAGATTCATTTCTAATTCACGTGCAGTAGGCACACCGCCTATTATTGTTGTTTGTCTATTAACACTAACAGCAATATCAGTATCAGCTGCATGTTTAGTATTCATAAACTCTTCATTTGGTCCTTCAACAACTATAGCACTAGCACCGCCAAGAACACTAATTAAATCTTGATCTGCGCCAGTTGAACTTAATTCTGGGCCAGCAGCCGGAGTATAAACAATTACAAGATGATTTTTATCTAGTGTTGCATCAGCTGAATCACGTACTTTATTATACATGTCAATAATAGTACCTTCGCCGCCAGTTTCGCTACCAGTAAAAACATCGCCTAATGCAAATGTACCAGTAATGTTATTTGCATCAACTTCGATCATTTTATAACCACTTGATATAACTAACTCTGCAGAATCAACTACGTCAGTAAATGTGGTATTTTTTAGTCCACGTATTGTATCAACTTCGCCAACTGCTTCGTCTACATAAAATCTGTTTGCTGCATCTGTGCTTGCTCTCGGAGTTCCTAAGTTTGTAATTCTGTTGTTAGCAGCGTTCTGATCATCTGAGAAAGGAATACTGCCGTTAGCAGCTAACACACTCGGGCCTAATGGATTAGGAACAAGTATACCATTAATATCATATCCTAGTCTTCGATCAACATAGCCACGTACTGCACTTTCAGTTGGAACTGCATCAGTAGCATTGTCTGTCATTGACGTATCTGAACTAAATTCACTTACAACAACACCACGCTTAAATCCAATACCGTCAACATTTGAAAGAGCAATACTTGCTTCAAATGTAACAGCGCCAGTACCTTGATCAACACTAAAGAAGCGCCCAACTCTAAAAATACCATTTTGATCAGTACTTACATAAAATACACGACCCTTTGTACGTTCGTCAACTTCTTTAGTTTGCAACGGCACTCTCGGAGCACCAAAAATTACATTCGGATAGTTACTTGTATTAAAGCCGCCACTTCCGACATTTAAGAAATCATGACTAGTTGCTCTAGTTGTACTAATATTAATTGTAACGTCACCTTTTGCACCAGCTTTTAAACCAGCTCTAAGAGTTACAGTTGTTAATGGAACAACTAGTGTTCCTGGAATACCAGAACCGCTATACTCACGGTTGTTACTAACTGCATTGCCGCTGTCGTCTAGTACTTCTTCAATGTCAACGATTGCATATAAGTTTCCAGATAGTGTATAAAGATCTTTCGTTACAACTTGGTCTGCACCACTTTCATTTTCACGGATAGTTCTATAGTTATAGATGTAAAACTTTTTACCTTGTGTTATAAAGATAGGTGCTTCAGAATATGTAGAAGCATTAGTTCCAACTGGTCTATTCGCTGCTGGTGTTCTAAGGTTGTTGTTTAAGCGATAAATTTCGTTGTCGTCAGCTGTCGCTTCAACAGCAAGAGTAGTATCACCTGCTGTATGTCCTTTTGTAGTACCGTTACTTAATGCTACACCGCCTAGGTCGAACACACTACCAATTGGTTCTTGTGCCTTTGTCTGATCTATAATAACTCTAATATAATCATATACTGTATCAATGCCGATTGTAGTTTGTGTATTTGATAGTTTATTACCAACAGCATCACTTTCTTGGAAGCTAATTGATCTATAAACATATCCTGGATTTTCGTCAAATATTACAGCAGTACTAGGACGAATGTTTAGTGTATCTACACTCGAGATATCATCAACAATAAAAGTACTATTACGTCTATAGTTAATATATTGCCCCCAGTCAACACCTTCTGCTAATCCGTCTTTACTAAATGCTCCTTCATTACCAGTCTGCCCACCAGTTGAAAAGTTTAGTTTATAAATTGTACCATCATAAATCGGTGTAGTGTCTTCGACAGAAACACTACCTGTTACACTTAACTGTGTAATTATACCAGGGCCAGTGCTTTCACCGTCATCAACTTCGTCAATTGTTATAGTAGCATCATGATTTCCTGCTGTACCGCCAAGTTCGTCACCAAGTATAGTAAAGGTACTACCTTGCGCATATCCAGAACCGCCTAGATTTAATTCAACACTATATTCAGTTGTTGTTTTACTAACAATAAATGTAGCGTCTGAGCCACTTATCGGAGCAGTGTTTATTGTTGCATTTGGAAATGCGCCAACTTTATGTGTTGCAAGTTTTTCAACATTTGTTACAAGATAACGATCATATCTGTTCAGTACAGGATGGAATACATCTATTTCTGATCTTAGTCCCGGAATAGCAGGAAAGTCATACGTATATAATGCAAGAGATTCTTTTGCATTAGAAAATCCAGCAGATTCAATTTCGTCAATTGCTACACCCATAGGCACTGCGTTGACTTCTAGTGCTTCTGTAGAATTGAATACGTTAACTGGATCTTTTAAGTATATGTATTTTGAATTAGATCCTACTACTACTGTAGCAGATGCATTTGATAGCGGCTGTGTAATAACATCACCAGCGGATACTGCAACTTTTGATTGCATTAATAATATAACATCAGCTTTAAAAGTTTTAGCTGGTTCAACTAAATCTTCAAACAAGAACATTCTATCTGGCACTTCGTTAGGATCAGCGCCTTCAGACACAAGCCCGTATTCGCCATAACAACTTGAACCTGTTAACGATCTAATTTCAGAACCATTTTTAGCATAGTATGATGTCCAGCAGTAGTATGTAAACATACTAACCATTTCTGATATACCGCCATTAACACATACAAGACCATAGCCTAAGTCATTAATTTGCGTAAAGTCGTTACCTAACATACTTCTGTTACCAGCAGTTTGTAGTGTAATTGATATAGGTGTACTGTCAGTTCCGCTATCTAAGTCTATTCCGTCAATTGCACTAGTTACACCTGTAAACCCAGTGCTATCATTTGAATTACGATCAAGTATTAGAGTCGCTGTACCTGCTGCTGGGTCATACGCTGTAACTGCATTAACTTGGAATCGGCGGCCTTGAATATAAAACGGACATGGAGTTTGTGGGCGCTTATTAAATAGGCCTTGTCCGGGTAAACTTCTCACTTGTAGTTCAAAATCATTATCATCAGATTTGCCAACAACTTCTAATGCACTATTACCGCCAAATGCGTCAACAAATAATCCGCCTCTAAATGCTTGTTTATTAAGAGATTGCGAAAAGCAAGATCCTGTTTGAATATACGGCGAACGTGTAAGTATTTGACCATCAGGATCAAGTATTGCCATAAATCCGCCATGGTTTTGCACAGTAATGTTACGTAAGATAGTACCGTCATTCATTAAGAACACATCTAAGTCTCTATTGTGTAATGCAGGATTATGTAGTACATTAAATGCATGTAGTACAAGATTAATACAATTATCTATTGTGTCTTCTGGACTAACTACTTCTTTCCAATAAGTACCTTGTTCTGCAACATCGAATGCTTCGCCACTTGTATGATTTTTTATTGCTTTAAAAGTTTTAAGAACTGCATCAATTGTAAATGATACAAAATCATTTCTTTTGAATTCTGTGTTAATAGTCCACAATGCCGGTGTTGTATCACCGTAAAACAGATCCGGAGCAGGGTAATCTAGCGCTGTACCGTATATAGTAATAGCAGTGTTCTTAATTAGTGCTTCGCTTAAAGTTTTTAAGTATCCAATTGCTGCTTGAATTTCAGTATTTAAACTTGTTCCGTATACATCTTTATAATAGCCCCAATTACCTTGTGCTTCTAATGAAAACTCTAGCCCACCTAATTGTAAGTCTGCAACTAATGCATCAACTAGTTCGCCTATGTGTGTTATGAAGCTTGATCTAACATAATTATTTTCTGATGAAGGATACTGATTTAACATAAAGTACTCAGCTTGCTCAATAATAAAGTTTTTATTATCTATAAGCACTTTTGACTGTTTTAAGAAATCACCTGTATTTTGAAAACCACCGCCAATATTTCTTGCTAACTCTGGCTTATGTAAATAGTGTCTACCAAAGTGCCCGTCTACAGTATTAGTTTGAGGATTTAAGTATTCAATACCATTCGGTACTGAATCAATTTCTATAATAATTTCAGATGCAGATGAGCCTCCAATTGCGCTATCTGGAATAGTTACTAATTCTCCTGGTGTAAAGTCTTTACCAGCGTTGACAATAGCAACAGTAACCGATCCGTCACTAGCAACAGTAACATTAAAGATTGCATCTTTACCAAGTTTGCTTGTCGTATAGTTATTTGACTCAACAGTATAACTGCCTGCTGCTGTACCACGTAGTCCTGATGCTTCACCGTTTACTATCGTAGGTTTTAAATTTTCAATACTGCTGTTACCAAGTACAAGACCGTCAAATACATTATCTCTATAAAAGAAGATATCGTTATTAGGTGACTGTGATACTCTGTTTTTTGGCCTAATCAAGCAACGTCTAAATTCGTCACCAACAATAGATACATTTTGTGGTACTCTAATTGGGAAGTCTTCGTAGTATGTACCGCTTTCAACTTTTACAGTAACTTGTGTTTCTTTAATAATGTTGGCGTATTCAAGTGTTTCACCAAATTTAAACTCAACTGCTTCTAGCAAGTCAACTAGGGCATGATCGTATATTTCGCCGCTTTCCTCTGCTGTAACATAATTAATAATTCTACCAATAGCGCCAGATTCTTTACCAACAATAACTTTGCCTGGAATAATATCAACATTAGAGTTAACTGCTTGGTCAACACTATTAAGATTACCGTTACTAATATTAATTTTATAAAACTTTTCACCGTCCGCAATCGGATCAGCTTCAAATACACCGTTATTTAAAATGTCTAAAATTGTAACGAACTTATTTGCAACTGCCGCCGAAGCTTGGGCATCTGGTGTAAGCGCAACATTAATAGTTTGTACAAAACGTGTTTGGTACGTAGATGCTGGAGCAGTGTTAGTGATAATATATCCAACAATTAAGTCTCTTGCGTATTCCATTGCAGCAATTGTTTGTGACTTTTGTTCGCCTAACGCTCTTTGTCCTGATACTGTACCGTAGTAACTAATCGCAGCCCAGCGTGATAAGTAGTTTGCTGAATTACCTCTTTGAATATCTAATCCAATAGAATCAATAATAATTCCAACATCACGTTCGCATCTATCAATATCGTATTCAAAATTAGGATAAGTTGTATTAACAAATGCTATGACTTCTTTTTGTACGAATTTACGATTTTCAATAAGCAATGCAGTAGCATTTCCTCTATCAACAATCGGATCAACAATGCCTTCATTTAATATAGTCGATTCGCCTAGACCGTTACCATATGTAATAGTCTGTTTGTACGGACCTGGCTCAAATGGTGATGCAATCAATATTTCTTCAGCTTTTCTACATGCTGCGTTTATACTTGCATATGCGTATGCAGGCGACTTGCCTTCGCTTCCAACTGGAGTATTAGGATGTCTATCGCTACCTGCATTGCTAACAAAAATATTAATTTGACTCTCAGGTGAAAGTTTGTCTACATATAATTTTGTTACTGCTTGTAAATCGTCATTACCTTCCGGTGTGCCTAATCCTGCTATAGACCCGGGATGATCAGCAAGTGTAAGTATACCTTCCATAGTATCGCCTTGCTTACGTACAACCGATTTTCTTGGTAGAGGTTCTGTAGCAAGCCAATTTCCTGCTAGTGACGAATCATAATCTTTATCAGTTAAAGTTATTGTGCCAGTACCGCCTGCTAGATAAACTTTATCTTCGCCTAAAATAGCAGCCTGTTTAGTAGTATGTAACGAAATTGTATCAGCGTCTCTAATTCTACTATAAAATACACTACCTTGCTGTATGTTTATACTATTACCACTTACATCTTCAGCAGTTGGTAATGTACCTGATGTATTAATTTCCCAACCAGAGCCATTGAAGTCAAGTCCTAGTCCATGTGCATTTATTGTTAAGTTACCGCCATCGTCGCCTGCAAGTGTAGTTAGTTCGTCAACAACTAGGCTATATTGATTAACAACTGTAGGTTCGTCAGTTAATCTAATTGCGCCACCTACTGTAAGTCTTTGTTGATAGTTTGAATCAGCAAAGCCTTTATCAATAACAAGATCTTCTAACGTAATATCTGTACCAAATATGGAGTTATAGGTACTAACAGCATTTGTACTAATGTCAACGTTTGCAATAGGTAAACTACTTGCATTAAGTGGACCGCCTAAGTTAGGTGAACTATCTAGTACAACTTGTGTAACAATCTGTTTGAATATAATTTTACCTTCAACAGTATAATCAATTTCGATAGTATCAGCACTACCGTCAAGTGCATTATTACTTGCAAATTCTCTAAACTCAATGCCGTTACTATTTTGATTAACAACAGGTAGTTTACCTACATTGCTAAGATAAGTTTCTGGAGTATCTGTCAAGTCTGTAAAACTAATTGATCCCTCTAGTCCGAATACTGCATATAGTTCTGTAAAGTTTTCATTTACTTTATTGAAACTTTCACGAATACTATCACCAGTACCGTCATTGCCTTCTACGCCAATATCTATATCTTTTTTTGCCATCGTTTACTCCATTAAAACTGTGGTATATTATCCATATCAAAATTTACACTTACACCGCATCCGCACGATGAGTGTGCATTTGGATTTCTTATTTCAAAGTTACTGCCAACTAAACTAGTTACATAGTCAACTTCTGTACCAATTAGAAACATCATACTGTGTGCGCCGATAATAAAACTATAATTATTATCTGTTTTAATAACTTCGTCATCGCCTTGTAAGTCTGCAGGTAACGCAACTGTACCCCACTCATACTCAAATCCAGCGCAACCGCCGCCTTTGATATTTAAACTAATGCCGTAGCATTCGTTTTCGTCACAAAGTTTTTCTATCTGAGCTTGTGCTGCTGGTGTTAGTGTGCAAATTGTCATAATAATCCTTTCTAATATTTATGGCTATTTTTTATAATCTTAATGTAAATATACTTATGTATTTAGGCGAGACCGAAAAAAAAACTAAGCATGTGCGTAAAAGTAAAACCGGCAAGGAACATGCATATTACCGTACTAAAACAATGATTATGTTAAGATGTGATTGTTGTAACGTTGAGTTTACCAGAGAACGAGGTAGTATGGACCCAAAGCGGTTAACAAATAATTACTTTCACGTATGTAGTAATTGTGATGTAAAACGTTTTGCCCAGAAAAAAGGCGTTGAAAGAAAACAAGTTTGGAATTTAAGTGCTAGTAGCAACTTACCAATTGGTAAGCTATAACTACACCATGTAAATGCCTTGTTGTCTCATTATGTCTTGTCTCTTTTTAGCATCAATACACTGCATGTTTGTTACTTCTACAGTATACTTGAGTTCGTCTTTAAGCTCTTGTTGCCAAATTTCGACTTGTTGTTTGTTTTGTACTGACTGTTTACATTCAGCTTCAGTTTTAAAGTAAGGATCCTCAAACATATAAAATCCTTCTGCAAATATAACTACTAGGAACCAGCTCATTCTCTGTTCCAAATAGTCCAGCTACCGTAGACTATAGCAGCGTATGCTACTAAACTTGCAATAGGTTTAAATATTAAAAATGCAATCCCAGCACCTACTAAAACAGCACCATCGCGTGTTGATCGTTCGTTGATTCTTTCATTAATCCATTTCTTCACCATTCATTCTCTCCTTCTTTGCTAATTACTTTATAATGTATTTACACAAAGTGAAGGAGTGATACTATGTTTAAGTGGATAGGAAAAATGCTAGGTATAGTGCCAGCAGAAGATGCAGCACCGCTAGTGTTAACAGATCCTGTTAAAACACCAGCACCTGCAAAAAAGCCAGCAGCTAAAAAAGCAGCACCTGCAAAAAAGCCAGCAGCTAAAAAAACAGCAAAGTCAGCTACAATGCCTAAAACTGTAAAAAAGCCAGCAGCTAAAAAAGCAGCGCCAAAGGCAAAAGCAGATGGTTTAGAAGAAATGAATAAACGTGATCTATTGGCACTAGCCAAAGAAAAGGGCGTTAAGTCCAATGCTAGTATGAACAAAGATTCGGTTATCGCAGCAATTAGAAAAGGCTAACGTCTATTTTTTAATTGATGGAGTTCTGACTCTTGGCGAGCAGCTTTACGTTCTAGGATAGTAATTGCTGCTCGCATTTTTTTCTGTTGATCCTCAAGGCTACGCACATATGCTTGTGTTGGTATCTCTTGTGTAGATCCGTCTTCTGCAATAATTTTATAAGAATCAGCGCCCTGAGCTCTAAGGCCGCCAGTAACTCTGTTTGGGTTTTTATCCGAGGACGGTGTCTCTAGTGTCTTGCTCTTCCGACCGTACATGCTGCTCAAGTAATTGCTCATTATTTCTTCCTTCATTATATTTATGTAGGGCAATACTAGCCAAGTTCTTACATTTGGATTCGCACATGATATCTGCGTATGGCAAGAAACTTAATGCCCAGTCATTAACTGCTGTATTCCAATAGTATTCGCTGTGTGCTCGCATTTTTGCTTTCTTATAACCTTGCTCAAGTAATGCCTGAAAGTCTGGCTTTACATTTACTGAATGATTAACTAAACAGTCTTCACGACTAACACTATAATGTATAGCAGGTCGAACACCGCGCCAACTGTCAATCACACGTTTAAATCTATCATCTGTGGGTTTAATATATTCACCTGCACTATTACACCAATGATGATGTATATCTAAAACCAGTGCAACATCTTTCTCCAATTCCAAGCTGGCATCCAAGCCCCACTTGTTTTCGTCGTTTTCGATTGTAATTGTGTTTCTTGCTTCTGGAGTGAGTCGCTGCAACGCTGCTTTAATTCCTGCAGGTCCTTGTCTTCCGGATATGTGTACGTTACACTTGAAGTCTTGCCATGTTTGTCCATAGCCCATGTAACGTATAACATTGACATGATACTCAAATTCCTCAATTGATCTCTCCACTATTTCTTGACTATCCGAAGCAAGGACTGTAAATTGGCCTGGGTGCATGGAGAGTCGAACATCGAGTCGTTTCGCAACTTCTCCGACTTTTGCGAATTCTCTTTCGCAGTATGCAACCACATCAGGACGCTGCCAAAAATAAGACCAGTCACGCTGGGTATAAACAGGAAGCACATCGCTACCCAATCGGACCATACGAAGTTCTGGATTAAGAGATCCAACATACTCTATCAACTTTCTGTAGGACGCAATATTGTGGACCATAATGTCCCATAAGCGTTCTTCAGCAACAGCCTTAGTTTGGCGGTTAAGCCATTGAACTGTAGTGCTTCGAGTATTTAGCGGTCTTTGATAGTCCTCTAAAATTCTTTTCTTAATTGACTGATTGCGATACATATATTTGCATGCAAAACCAATACGTTGTACTGATTCTTGACTTTTAAGAAAGTCACCACAATTGGTAAATTTTAAATCGTTCATGTTAGTCCCATTCGATTAATGTTACAGTAAATTCTTGACAGTTCCATCCTGCTGCTGGGCCAAACTTTCGTGTAGTCTTGTCTAGTGCTTCTTGTACTGTTTCTGCATACTCGTAGCCTAAGAATGTTAAGTTAGCGTATACTCTATATGTTCTTAGCATTTTCTGTAACTCCCGTCTGTTTCATGTGTGCCTGAATTTGACAATGCCCACATAATACAGTTGACTCTGCTGTATTTGCAATACCATGCAAGATCACTTCTGTCTGTACCATATAGCTCATTACCTGTTTGCCTTAAATGTTTGTACCATTGTGTAAACAGTTTATAGCGTTTAATTACAGTTGTCAAGAGACAAATGCTCTTTCTTGCACAAAAGTACCTTGTGTCTTTTTATTGCCTTCTGCAAATCCTAAAGAGTTAAAATGATCACGTAAGTCGTTATTAAATGCTATACTACCGCATAACATAATACGCTGATAACTGGGATCATCAATTTGTACAGTGCCATCCGCCATAAACTTTTGAATACGTCCGTGTAGTTCAGCTTCTTCTTGTGTCACTGTACTGATATATTCAATTGGCATTTCATTTAAAAAGTCTCTATAACAGTCTTGTTCAGCATGTAATCTAGTTGTCCATGTTACAGTTATATTTTCAAATAAATCATATGTTTCAGGGTCACGTAGTAAACTAATAAACGGAGCAATGCCAGTGCCGCTTGCCATCATTACTAAATGTCCGCCTAATTCTAAGTTAGCAAGTAATAGTGTACCGGTTGGTTTCTCGCCTACTTCTAGCATATCACCTACTTTGATATTTTGTAATTTACTTGTAAGTGGACCGTCGGGCACCTTAATACTGTAAAATTCTATATAGTCGTCGTATGGACCACTTGAAATACTGTATGCTCTTTTAGGCGTATCTTCCATACTTATCATTACAAATTCACCTGCTGTAAATCTGTACGTATTAGGTCTTTCAGTTCTTATTCTAAACAGGGTATCAGTGTAGTGTTCTACTTCGATTACTGCTAGTAACATACTATCTCCAATTTTCTGCAACCCAATAATCTGCACATTTATGCGGATTAGGATCACCATGAAATACTGCTATACTTGTATCTGGTTTAATTTTAGGCTGACCGGGTTTTTCAAAATTCCGTCCGCCCTTTTTTCGATCCAATACTAGTTTAGGATTATCACGCATTTCCCACTTATAACTTTGTATCCATTCATCAGGCCAGTAGTTGAAACCGTCTTTGATTGAATGTCGCATCCAGTCTTGGTCGCCTTGATATCTTTTACAAATCATATTATGGTTTGCCATAAAATTACTATATACATGTGAATGTTGACCAGTTTCTAATCTAAAAACACTTGAATTAAATTTGTCAAACCCAGCATGTCGCATCCGGTTGAAATCTCTAATAATGCAAAATTCGCCTGGCTTATATTCAAATAATTTATCTATGTTTTCAAAAATTACAAGATCGAGATCTAAAAATAAAATAGTACCGTTTAGACCTAACTCGGGATTATAAAACATGGGCTTATACCACCAACCTTTTATACCTTGCGTAACAGGTAAAGGTCTAGTTTCAATCTGAGGGTTGATGCCTGTTGTATCTTCAGTAAAACAAATAAATCTATAGTTCAGCGTTAAATTACGCTGAACCATATTATAAAGTTTGTTCACATATATAGGGTCGTATTTGTTTCCATATTTTAGACAACAAACGTACCTTGGATTACTCATCAACAAACCTTGTTTTAGTCCATGTAAAAGGCGTAAAGATAGCACTGTTAGCACCATGCTCTGAACATTCTACAGACTCAACCCAGCAACGCCCGTGTGTCATTTCTTTTACTAGATTGTCAGCAAAGCGCCATGCATGTTCTGCAAACTTTTCTGCTCCAACACCGTCTAGTTGTGTAATTTGTGCAAGACCTTTTGTCTCAAGTTCTAGTAAGTCGTCTTTCATTGGATCATTGATGTCAATTACTGTCTTGTGATCAAATGTATCTTCGAGCCACGCCTTTAGTGGTTTTAGTCCACCAAAGTCTACGCCCCAGTTACGATGATCTAAATCATTACATCCAAATGTAAATTTAAATGCTAAACTGTATCCATGTAAAAATCTGCAATGTGAATGATCTGCGTGTGGTTGACGAAACACTGCTGATAGTCCAATGTTATGTCCATACGTTTTAGTCGAATAGTAGTTACCCATAGTTATCTCCTTGGCTAATGGAGTGTGCGGAATGTTTATAGTGGGGACGAACACGAAGTCCACTTATTGCTTTAATTATATACTATATAGCACATCATGTCAAGCTCTAATTAGTTTTAGATTCGATAAATATATATAATTAACACATAGGAGTGGGTGAATGCCAGCAGCATTTTTTGACTTTTTTAGGAAGGTAGTCCTAAAATCAACTGACGGAGTAACAGTTGAAACTGAAATCGAAGCAGATAGCTTCACAGATGAACTTAATATTATACGTGGTAACGGCGTTGCATTTAACGGCGACAATGCTACTGATACTTTTTCTATTGATGTTGACTACACAATAGATATTCCGTTAGGCACAACTGACTTGGTGTTGACAGACGTAAATAGCGGCACATCAACTGTACAACTTATCGAAGGCAATAACATTCAGCTAACAAGAATAAGTGCAAGTGAGCTACGCATTGACGGCGCAGATCTTACTGTAAGTATTACTAATGCATTACAAGCAAATCCAGTAGTAATTACATCAGGTTCAGTACATGGATTAGCAAATGGTGCAAGTATCACAATCCAAGACGTTGCAGGTATGACAGAGTTAAATGGTAACAGTTATTTTGTTAGCGTTGTAAGTAGTACACAGTTTGAACTTTATACAGATTCTGCAAGAACTGTATCACTTGACGGTACTGGGTTTAATGCATATACTGGCGGCGGGTCAATTCAAATCGAAAACACTGCTACACTAGAAGCGTTACTAGATGTTGAGATTACAAGTTTACTTACAGATCAAGTATTAAATTACAACGGTACCGATTGGGTAAACACTGCATCACTTACACTAACAAATGTAGATGCCGATATCGATACTGATAGCATTACAGCTAAGACTAATTTAGATATTAATTCTGCCGCAGGACAAGCTGTAAGCATCACTAACGGGTCGGACTTTATACGTCTACAACACGACACAGGTAATATTACAGTAAGCACAGCAGGTGCTGTAAGCGTCAACGGTGCTACTATTACTATCGGTGATGGTACAAATGCTATTGATATTCCAGATGGTACATCAGTCGACTTAACAGGTGTTACTGTAACCGGTGCAGCATTTGATTTGACAGGCGATGTAACCGGCAACGTAGAAGGTGATGTTACTGGTGATATATACGCAAGTAACGGAACATCGAAAATCTTAGAAAATGGAACTGACGGAACTGATGCAACATTTACAGGTAACGCAGCAACAGCAACAGCATTAGCAGATCCAAGAACAATTACTATCGATAGTGGATTTATGACAGCGCCAGCAGTAGCATTTGATGGCACTGCTGATATTATACTTGCGCCAGAAATTGATAACAATGCGGTTCTTTTAGGTACTAAGACATCTGGTAACTATGTTGCTACTGTTACAGGTACAGCAAATCAAATTGATCTTGTAAATAGCGTTGACCCAACCGATCCCATTACAGGCGAAACAATAGATTTAACACTAAGTTTGTCGCCTACTTTAGTAGTACCAGGAAGCTTAACAGTTACTACAGATTTAATTGTAAATGGCACAACTACTACAGTGAATACTACTGATCTTGTTGTTACAGATAACACTATTATGTTAAACAAAGACGAAGCAGGCGCCGGCGTCACAGCTGGAAGCTCTGGAATAGAAATTGAAAGAGGTTCTGCTAATAATGCAAGATGGGTTTGGGATGAGCCAAACGACACATGGACATCAGAACTTTGGAACGGTGTTACTTGGGCTGCAACTTCAATTACAGCTTCAGAATTTATAGGTCCACTTACAGGACAAATTACTGGTAATCTTATAGGAAACGTGCTATCAGAGGATGGCCTAGTTACTGTATTAGAAAATGGCACAGACGGATCAAACGCTACATTTACCGGTGACGTAACTGGTGACGTAACGGGTAATGCCGATACTGCTACTGCACTTAATAGCGCAATTGAAGTAAGCTTGTTTGGTGAAGTTACAGGCGCAACAACAACTGATGTTGATGGTTCTGGAAATATTATAATTGCAAACACTGCTATTACAGGCTTTGACGAAAGAGTGCAAGACGCCGCGGCATTATTGTTCAGTAACGCAACACATACCGGAGTAACTACTACTTATGATGATGGAGCAAGTTCGATTACTATCGATGTAAATGATCCAGTAATTACTATTGACGGGGCAGTTGACGGTTCTGCAACAATGACAGACTTAGGTGACGTAACTATTACTGTTACTCCGGCAAATGACTCTATCACACTAGGTACACATACGTCTGGTAATTATGTGGAAAGTTTAGTAGCAGGTACAGGTATTACATTAACTAATAATACTGGAGAAACTGCAACTCCGACTATTACCGCAGAAAATATTCCTAACGCATCATTGGATAATAGTGTAATTACTATTACAGACAGTCAAGGCACTCCGAACACACAGGATGTAGCACTAGGCGATACAATAACATTTGTTCCAGCAGCACCGATAGAAATTGCTGTATCAGCTACTAATAGTGTAAATGTCGGCCATGGAACATCTGGCGTAGTTGACGACACATATGGCGGCGCCGCAGCTATTCCTAGTTTTGTAGTAGACGAATATGGACACATAACAAGTGCAATTGACAATGTTTTACCTTCACCGACTATTACTCTTCTTGCATCTGCTAATGGTGGTGTTAACGGTGCTGTTACATTAAGTGAATTAGCCGATGGTAATATCACAACAACATTAGCAGCAGCATTGACAAATATAACTGATATTGATTATACAGCAGGAGTTAATGGTGTCCTAAATGACGGTGATGTGTTAATATACGATTCTGTGCAAACTAAATGGAAACCGTTTGCATTACCAGGAGGTGCATCTGCTCCTACATTACAAGCTGTAACAGCTTCTGGAGCTACAACAAGCCTAGCAATAGACACAGGAGGCCTAACAACTCCAAGTATTACTGCTGACGGTCCTACCCTAACTATATCAGGAGGTACAGTAACGTTTAATGGAAGTATTGACGCAACATCAGCTAGTACTAGTATAAGTGCAACTGAATTTTCTGGGCCTATTAAAGGTAATGTAACATCTACAGACGGTAACGATACATTATTAGTTGATGCAGCTAATGCACAGATTGATTATGCAAACGTAATCAATGGCCCTTCAATACCAGAACGTACAGAATTTTACCTACAGAGTACTGCACCGGCTGGGGCGGCCACCGGTAGTGATTATATCGGAACTGGTAATTCAGTTGATTTAAATTTAGGATTATGGACAGAAGTTACGTTTGCTAATAGGGTAGCTAATGGATTTGGTCCAGGAAGTGCAACATATGATCCTACACTAACTGGTATAACTTATTCACAATCTGGGTTTAGAGGATTTGAACAAGGCAGCACCTATGAAATAGATGTTACGTTAATTCCAAGTTTTAATAGTATAACTATTGCTAGTGTAGATCAATATATAATGTCAGCAAAAAATGTCTCAACTGTACTTACAAAAGATGTTTCAACTGGATATGTTGAATCTTCAATTGACCAAGGTACATCAATTAAACTTCACATGGTTGCTACATTTGAAAATTCAAATGCATCATCTAATATTGTAGACATACTTTCTGATAGATCTGAGCAATCTCCTGATTATTTTATTGCACAAGCATATTGTAAAATTAGAAAAATCGTTTAATCTTTTAGCGAGTTACGAATATCTTTAAGAGTTAAAACTACGTCATGTAGTTTTTTCTCTGCGGAGCCAAGGTGCTTAGATAATTGAAAGATTTTATAAGTGCTCCACCACCACCAGTAAACTACACTAGAGAAAAATGCTATACCAATTATTACTTTTACTTTGCTTAGTAAATCACTATACCCAACAAGGTCTATCATAAAAATTAACCCGAGAGCAACTACTGGTAAAATACGTCCTAGAACGCCCCAAAGTCGTGTTTGCATAATTATTCCCTCTATGCGTTTATTTGTGAATTTGTCCAAACGTTTTCCACTCCCCCGGATTACCGGATCTAACACATATCCAACCTACGTATGATGTCGGTGCAGGATTTTGATTCCAAACAATATCACCTTTATTCCAGACACCGTTCGTTGGTACCTTTTCGCCTACTGAAAATTTCTTACCCTCAAATTTTACAGGACCTGCTGTTACAATATCAGCATCAGGTGAGTTTACATTTATGCCAAGCTTACCTTGGATGTTAGTTTTTGCTTCTACATTACTACCGATAACAATATTGTTACCTGTGGCACTAATTTGAATACGTGGAACATTGTCTGTAACAATGTTTAGTGGTGTACTGCTAAAATTACCGATCTTACTTGATGTGTCTTCTACATCAATAATAAAATCGTTATCAAAACTAGCAATACCGATTGTTCCGTTTGGTTCTTCTACACCAAAACCTAGTCTGTTGGACACTGAACTATAGAACATAAACTGGTCTAGTTCAAAGTTGCCATCTACTTGTAGTCCTTGTAGTCGTCCTACACGTTTTAGTTTTGATGTATGTATACTATCGCCTATTTTCTCTTTGTTAAGCATAGGCAGTCCGCCAATAAGATATTCTTTATCTCTATGGATATTAATATTTTCACTACTATAATATTGATCAGGGTTATTATGAAGTACAAACTGTTTTGTTGCTTCGCCTGGATTTACCCAAAGTAATCCTTGATTGTATATGTTACCGCCTTTTGGTGCGTGGAACTGTAATGGCTCTGAACGTTCAATTCTGTTGTCGCTGGTGATTTCGTTTACATGCATACGCTCTGCTGTAAATGTTCCTGTGATGGTTAAATCACCTGCGAACGTAGCATCGTCCATTACAAGAGTATCTGTTTCTAGTACTCCTGTTTTTATTCTATCAGTTTCGATGCCTTCGTTGCTAACAATAAGTGCTTTCTTTGTTGCTTTATCTGTAATACCTTGGCTGTTGAATCCTGCAATAGTCCCGCCGCGGATATGCTCACCCTTTAAGCCACCGATAGGTATACTTGTATAATCAATCTTAGGAACAATAGCAGCAGCCGCTGCTGTTGCTTCTGCAATAATGTCAGTTCTAAATTGTGTGTTATCCCAGAATAAATTGCCCTTGATATTTACACTACCGTCAAACGTAACGTTACCTAGCATACGCTGAGTTTGTATTGTAGGAGTTACAATACCGTCATCCTTGACAGTAAGCACAACACTCGATGCATTGTCCTTAATACCTGTGCTGGCAAAATCTGTGTAAGTACCACCCTTTAGGTGATTACCTGTTAAACTGCGCTCGGTTATTTCGGGTGTAGACTGACTTACTAAAGCATTGTAAAGTGCGTCTACACCTGTTCTTAGATCTGTATTGCTCATACAGTATTTATCAGGTTACCTTCAGTAATATAGTATCCGGATTAAAACGACCATTAAGTTTTGTGTCTGTAGTAGGTATCTCATCTAAGAATTTACGCAGAGCTACTTTACCTGCACCTTTAAACTCTTTTAATTGGTCTGCAGGCTTGCGTAGCGTCTTCTGTATGCTTCGTTTCTCATCGAAGAACTGTAGTGTAGTGCCTTTTACTTGAAGCGTACAGGCGTCTTCTGCAACGTACTTACCTAGCTTACGTGTCTTAACATTAAACACCCACAGCTCTGTAGCACCAATAATAGTACTTGGATCAATACTTGCAAGTTTATACTTGTCATCTGTTTGCAGGAACTTAATTTTTTCTACAAGCTTCGTTGCGCTCTTTGCTTTTGGCTTACGTGTTTTACGTGTTGCTTTTGCACTCTCAATGATATAGTCTAGTGCTGCTTGAAGCTCTTCGATAGCAGTTGTATAGTTTTTAATATCTTTCTTCTTGATGTGTGCATAGCCTTCTTTTAACTGAGCCCATTGATCTTGCTCATGCTCGTCCATCTTTTTAAGCTGACCAGCTGTAGGCATGCGCTCTAAGTCTTGGAAGTCTTGTAATGCATCATTGTAAAACTTTTTCATTTTACGTGCGTGAGCTTGTGTTACACCTCTTTTAGTAAAGTGTGATTTAAAGTCAAAGCCTTTAGGATCAAAGTTGTCGCTATCTGTAATAAAGCCATCTAACCATTCATCAATGTCATCTGCTGCTGCTTGTGCTTGCTCAAAGATACGTTCTTGTATTGTAGGCACATACACGTTCTTCTTTGCTGTTTCTTCTTCTTTGTCTTCTTTTACAATAAGAGCGCCTTCTTCAGCAAGTGATTTAATCCATACATCAAGTTTACCTGAATAGTCAGTGTGGATAATCTCTGGCTTGTTCAACGTAAGATGAACCACAGTGGCCCAATGACTCTTCCCGTCAATCTTCCAATTTGGTAGCTTATTAATAGCTGCGACTGTCTTCTTATCATAGTTGTCTTTGACATACTCACGTACTTTGGCTCCCCATGATTTAGACTCCATTAAGTAGTGTATATGATACTGCGCCTTAACCCAACTAGTAAGCGGAACTGCATCCCATTCGTTACCACGACGTTTTGCACGTACTGCTTTTTTCTTAATCTTAACGCCTGCTACTTTTGCCATTGGAGTACCCTCTTTGCTAATTTAATAACAGTATATAGTCAAACAATGTTTTGTCAACCATTATGTTATGTAGACTCGTAACGTTTCATCTTCGATTGTGTAAGTTATAGTTTCGCCTGGTTGGAGTTTAATTTTAAACTCTCTACCACGATTGTCAAACACTTCAACAGCTTTTAGATTATTAAGTTCTTCGGCCGGAACGTCTGGCATATCAGGTAGCCCAATATCACCAAACTGTTCCATTATCATTCTAGTAGCATTACTACTCATGTTGTCTCCTATGAAAACTCTGTTCTAATTCTTTCAATAAAATAATGAACACGCTCTTCAGGTGTACGCTTATCAATACCATGACCTAGTCCACATACCCAGCCAGTTCTATCTTCAACACCTTTCATCTGTTCGATGAACTCTTCTACTTTACCTTTAAATCTATCTTCAGGAAGTAGCATAAAGTTCTGATCAAAGTTGCCTTGGATGAATCCGTCTTTTTTATTATCCATAATGTGTTTGATATCGATAGTTGCATCAAAGCCTACACCGCCCCACATCTTGTTTAACACAAGGTGTGATATGTCTGTAGTAATACCTTTTGCATAATATCCAATGTCTGGGTTTA